ACAGTTTGTACAGGATTAAATGCATTAATTGTGTCAGCAAATGAGCGGTTAGCCATTCCTGCTGCTGAGCCTAAATTTAGCCCAGAATTAGTAAACGCAGAAAATCCTGCGGCGCTTAATTTAGAATCTAATGCTTGACTTATTCTATTTGGATTAGCACTTAAATCGTTTAGTTGTCCAAGTGCTCCACTTACTTTATTAAGAGAAGCATTTAAGTTACCGTTAAGAGCATTGGCTGTTGACTGTAAATTGCCGCCGATGGTCCCGTTTAAATTACTGCCAAGTGATCGAAGTCGCGAGCTAACATTACCTGAAGCAGTTGCAGCATTTAGTTGTGAGAACGAATCAAATGCTGCATTGTTTGCAGAAACTGCTGAATTTAAAGAACCAATTCTTGAATTAAGTTGCGAACCTATTGAGTTAGTATTACGCAAAGCAGAATTAAGTCCGTTACCGACATCAGTATTTAACGAGCTAGTTAAATTATTAAGTCCAGTATTTACTGTTTTAGAAATGCTTGAAAGCCATCCAGCCATATTATAACCCCAGTGTATCGCGCAAGTTTTGACCTTGCGGAAGATATATTTTAGTTCCGGCAACAAAATCATATATAGGATCTTTTATAATATCCATATTACGTTGGGCAAATACCCACCATAAATCTTTTCTACCATATAAATCGTGTGCTAATAAATCTGGCCTGCGAGTGTATGATGGTGTTATTTCATATAATATATCAGTGTCTGATTTTGGCACTGGTCTAATTTTTAAAATGTTTAAGAAACCAGATTCTGATATTTCTGTATCAGCATATGGTCCAAATGTAGATCCTGACATTATACAAAGCCCTCCGGTTTGTTAACAAAGCCACCTTCTGAGAAAGTTTTAAGATTAAATTTAGATACAGTTGTTCTTGCATAGTTTGGAGTTGTAGTGACTGTAATTGTACTCCTTGTTGGAACATAGTTAGGATTTGGATCAGGTGCAACTGTTACTGGAAGATAATCAATGTCAGTACCTAATTCAATTTGGAAATTTTTAATTAATACCGGAATATCATTTAATACATATTTTCCATACCCATTAAGATGTGATAACAATGGCGGATTTCCAACATGGGAGCCGCTGCCGTAAAACATCTTTGTCATTGTTCTTAAAAAATGTACACATGCTAACCAATAAGCAGCATCTTGTTCATTTTCAATATAAAATTCTCCCATAAGCGTTATATCGTCAACTTTGCTACTCTGATAGGCATGAAATGCATAATTACTATGTGTAGGAGCTACTTCACTATAGTTAGCACTATGTTGTAACATAACAGTAGGATTAATAGGAAATACCATTCTATTATTTAGATCAGACAATGGTTTTAAAATTCCCTGATTTTGTATTTCGGAAGGGACACTTAAACTAACTCGCCAATCGTTGCCGCCAGCACTGTCGTTACGATTAGACGATACATCTGCCGCTGCTACTGCTACTGCTGTAGAGCGTTCTGAAGGGTTTGCGCCTGAGGTTACACCTTGTAATGCATTGGATGCCATCCTAGTAGCAGAACCTACATTAAACGCAGATGACGTACTTGCAAACATAGAGTCTAAAGATGCTAATGTGTTGCTTGCACGAGATATATTTGCACCAAGTGGAGTTGACTGTAGGAAGTTACGTGACGAGTTAGACAGTCCGTTAGAAAAACTAGATATAGAGTTTGAAAAACTATTAAAGTTTTGGGACGCCGAACTTATTGCGTTTGATATATTATTAAATGCTGAAAATAGTGACATATTAGATTAATCTCCTACTAGTATTTAGTTGACAAAATTAACTACGTGTATTATAATAGTAATAACACTATAAACCTGGAGAGTCGAATGAGACCTAAGAATTACCTTAATAATAAAGATATATTAAAAGAAATACACAAATCTAAAAACACCTTCTGTAGCTATGTTGCTCCAGAACATGGAGATTTTGATATAATTTTGTTAGATATAGACAAAATTAATATTAGAACCGTAGCAGAAGCAAAACGCAATAAAGCAAAGAAGATGTCAACCGCAGAATATGACAGACGCAAAGCGAATGGAGAGAAAGTTAAGCAAGCTGAGTGCGAAGTACTTTACACATCTATTACAAAAGAAGAACTAATCTTTCGTGTAATGACATTTGATCACATTCCTGAAGAACCCGGCCGTAAAAAGAACCCAAAGACTATTGCTGACACAAAGACTAAGCTTAATTTTCCGCCGTTTGTTCACTACAAGTACGATGAAGAAGGCAATTTACAGCTAGTTGGTAAAAGTCATTGGGTAGGAGGCATGGAGAATGGCAATTTTGACAAAACAGGTGGCAAGGCAACTAATAAACTTGCTATGATGTGGATGAAACTTTGTGATCGTTATGCTACTCGAGGTAATGTTCGTGGTTACACATACAATGACGAGATGCGCGGACAAGCTATTTTACAATTAGCACAAATTGGTTTACAGTTTGACGAATCTAAGTCACAAAATCCGTTTGCATACTATACTGCTGCGGTTACTAATAGTTTTGTGCGTGTTATTAACATAGAAAAGCGTAATCAAAACATTAGAGATGATATTCTTGAGATGAATGATTTGAATCCAAGTTATACTAGACAACATGCCGGTGAATGGGAAGCAAGTGTCAAAAGACAAAGCGGACAAAAGTAATTGGTTGACAGGTGTTAGTAATTATAGTATAATTATACAAGTAAATATGGAGAACTATTCTTGTTTAAAAAAGCTGCGGTATTCACAGACATTCATTTTGGATTGAAGGGTAATAGTCGTGTTCATAACGACGATTGCGAAGAATTTATTGATTGGTACATAGAACAAGCTCAAGCTGCTGGTTGCGAAACTGGTATCTTCTGCGGGGACTGGCATCACAACAGAAATTCTCTTAACCTTACCACTATGGATGCAACAATTAGAAGCATGGAGAAGCTAGGTTCTGCATTTGAGAAGTTTTACTTCTTTGATGGCAACCACGACTTGTATTATAAAGACAAACGTGACGTTAACAGTACTGCTTTTGCAAAACACATTCCAGGTATTACGTTTGTAGACGAAATCTTCATTGAAGATGACGTTGCACTTGTGCCGTGGCTTGTTGGCGACGAGTGGAAGAAGATGAAAGACATCGAAACAAAGTATTTGTTTGGACATTTTGAACTTCCTAGCTTCTATATGAACGCATTGGTTAGAATGCCTGATCATGGTGACCTAAAACCTGAACACTTTAAGCATCAAGAGTATGTATTCAGTGGACATTTCCACAAACGTCAGAAGCAAGGTGCTATTCATTACATTGGTAATGCGTTTCCGCACAACTATGCTGACGTAGGTGATGACGACCGTGGTATGATGATACTTGACAAGGAAAATAACAAAGAGCCAGAGTTTATTAACTGGCCCAACTGTCCTAAGTATCGTACTGTAACACTTAGCAACCTAATTGACAATGCAGATACCTTTATTAAGAGTAAAATGTACCTGCGTGTTACGCTTGACTTGCCTATTAGTTACGAAGAAGCAAGTTTTATCAAAGAAACATTCATTAATCAATACAACTGTCGTGAAATTACACTAATACCACAAAAGCAGTTGGAAGAAATGAGTACTGAGCTCGATATTGCACAGTTCGAAAGCGTAGATCAAATTGTAAGCAATGAAATCTCAGAACTAGACACTACTAACTTTGATAAAAGTTTGTTGTTGCAAATATATAATGGACTAGAATCATAATATGATAAAGATTAAAGATCTTACCGTAAAAAACTTTATGAGTGTAGGCAATCAGACTCAAGCAGTAGACTTTGAAGGTGAACAACTAACACTTGTACTAGGTGAGAACCTAGACCAAGGCGGTGACGATAGTGGTTCACGTAATGGTACTGGTAAAACTACTATTATCAACGCTTTGTCCTATGCATTGTACGGAAAAGCCCTTACAAACATTAGAGCTAACAACTTAATCAACAAAACTAACAGCAAAGGTATGTTAGTTACACTACAGTTCGAAAAAGATAGCAATAGTTACCGTATCGAGCGTGGACGTGGGCCTAATTTCTTTAAATTCTACATTAACAACCAAGAAGCATTAGTAGATGAGTCGCAAGGTGACAGTAGACAAACACAAGACGATGTAAACACACTATTGGGTATGAGTCATGACATGTTTAAGCACATTGTTGCACTAAACACCTATACCGAACCGTTTTTAAGTATGAGAGTTAACGATCAAAGACAGATTATCGAGCAGTTGTTGGGTATTACTATCCTTTCAGAGAAGGCCGATGCACTTAAAGAGCAGACTCGCCAGAGCAAAGACGCTATCACTGAAGAGACTCTAAAGATTAATGCTATTCAAACTGCAAATGAAAAGATTGAAGGTAGTATCGACGGACTCAAGCGCACACAACGTGCATGGATTGCTAAGAACAAGCAAGACCAAGAAAAACTTGTTAGTGCAATTGATGAACTTGAGCACCTAGACATCGAAACTGAACTTGACTCACATGAAAAGTTGGCTAACTGGACCGAACACAACAATGCTATACTAGCACTTAGAAAAGAACTAAGCACACTTGAGCCTGCACTACTACGTGCTACTAAAAGTGTAGAGAAGTTAGAGAAAGAGATTGCTGAACTAGAAGATGCAACTTGTTATACATGTGGCCAAGAACTACATGCAGACAAGAAAGCAGAGATTGCTGAACGTAAAGGCAAAGAACTTGCTGATGCTGTATTGTATCAATCAGAAGTTGCTGATAAACTTGCAGGTGTGTTAAAGGCACTAGAAGAGATCGGTGATATCAACGGCAAGCCTACTACATTTTATGACGCAGCTAAAGAAGCATATGACCATAGAAACAATGTAGACAATTTGAAGAAGGCTCTTGAAGATAAGAAGGTTGAAACTGATCCTTATGAAGCGCAGATTGTAGATCTAAGTGAAAGTGCGTTGCAAACTATCGATTGGGCAGTAGTAAACGAACTTACAAGTTATAAAGAGCATCAAGAGTTCTTGTTAAAACTATTAACAAACAAAGATAGTTTCATTCGTAAGAAGATTATTGATCAGAACCTAGCATACTTAAACAACAGACTTACATATTATCTCGACAAACTAGGATTACCGCATCAAGTGTTGTTCCAAAACGATTTGAATGTTGAGATCACACAGCTAGGACAAGATTTAGACTTTGATAACTTGAGCAGAGGAGAACGTAACAGACTTATCTTAGGCTTGAGCTTTGCATTCCGCGATGTTTGGGAAAGCTTGTATCAGAATATTAATTTATTGTTTATTGATGAACTTATAGACAGTGGCATGGATACTGCTGGCGTAGAAAATTCACTAAGTGTCCTAAAGAAGATGGCACGAGAACGTCAAAAGAACATTTATCTTATCTCACACAAAGATGAACTCATTGGAAGAGTTAATCATGTATTGCGTGTTGTAAAAGAAAATGGGTTTACAAGTTATGCAAATGATTTAGAGGTAATAGACTAATGCATGATCCACATGATTCGCTTGTTAATGCTTACTTAGAATATTTTGCAGCAAACGAAAAATTTGAGCAAAAAAATAGTGTACGGACGCACCGTGCGGTACGGAAGTGCTTGCGAGATATACGTGCATTAGCTAAAGAACGATCAGATGAAATACATATTCATCACACAACAACAAGGCAAACCAAAACTTAGGCTCAATGCACCTTAAAATGCATATATAATTGATGCAGTGGACTTATAAAGGTAAAACAATTAACATAATACCAGACGACTACGAAGGATTTGTTTATCTTATTACCAACACCACTACAGGCCAAAAATACATAGGCAAGAAACTAGCAAAATTTAAAACTACTAAGCCACCACTTAAAGGCAAGAAAAATAAACGGCGCGGAACTAAAGAAAGT